ACAGATTCTACTGGCTTTTATGAGCCGCATTGGTTAGACTAACAACTAGCTGCCTTATTTGCAGCAGAAGGGAAATAATATGGGAGAAGTTCCAGTATCAATGTTCTTGATTTTTTTCGTCGTAGTCGCTGGTGTTATCATTTATAAACTTTCACACAAGGAATAACTAAATGACACCACAGCTAGCTGCCTTATTTGATGAGACGGACATTATCGGATTTAAGCAATCTTTGTCTAGTCCAGTGACCTATCAGCCAGATGGGCAGCAGTTCTTTTTTCTAAATCCACTTAAGCAAGTTATATATGGGAAGGGGGCGGGCGAGGCGTCGAATATAGCTACCTATAGGAATATCCTGATTGAGTGGGATGATCCTAAGATGACTATAGAGAAGCAATGGGAAAGGGCCCTTGAGAGTGAGATGCCCTGGACTACTTGCACATATTCGGGTGGAAAGTCTTTGCATTTTATTATATCTTTGGTCGATCCTATCAAGAGCGCAGAAGAGTATATAAATACAGCGAAATTATTGATGCGTGTGATGGAGTCGGATATGAGCATGTCTAATCCTAATAGAATTAGTAGGCTTGCTGGCTCGACGAGGGATAACGGGATATTACAAGAGTTGGTAGAGGTTAGGGAGGGGCGCGTGACTCAGGCAGAGTTGTTTAAGTGGCTCCAATATCACCCTAAGATTGCAAAAAAGACCGATAAAGTCATGCGGGAGATTGCGGAGGAGCGGGCTGAGGCGCAATATAGAGACGTGTCAAAGGGCCCCCGGACTGTGTTGCCCGAGATATACCGAAAGATGCTTGAGGAGGGCGCAATGCATCCCGAGACAAATAGTCGGCATGAGTCGCTGCTGAAGTTCGCGGCTTGGATAAAAAATAACTGGCATAATGAGGCGGAGTTAGAGGAACTGTTACAACGAGCCGCCGATAGTATGGGAATAGGACATAGAAATGATGCTAAAAGTATTGCGCGATATTTCGGTGCGTAAGGCCAGACTAGATTTACTTACACTAGTCATGAGTGTAGTCGTTTTCTTTTCCGTGTACATCGCGGTAGTAGAGTTTTCTTCTCCATTATATAAAGCAGGTCATTGCTTGACTAATGGGAAAATCTATATTAGAATTATTGAGGTCGATGAGGTAAACGATGTTTATATAGTTGAGCAATATAAACATCCTGGAGAATATTACTCGTCTATAGACGCAATAGACAAGTCCTGGAAACTCTCAGGATGCTGGATAGAGGGCAGATAATGGCAAGTGGACATAATATCTCAAAACGAGATGATGTAAAAACCGGACTTTTAGAAGAGACCTCAATGCATGATTTTACATGTCCTAAATGTGGAAGCGACTGTATAGGGTTTCCTAGAGCAGTTCCGAATACTAGAAAGATGGCAAAGTGTCATACTTGTAAACACGAAATATTACTTGAAATTTCAGCTGTAAATGAAGGGGGCGCTCGTGGACACTCCGAATAGAGAAACAATGGCAATGAATTTTATGGCAGCCCTGCTTACAAGTCCAGTTGCTAATAAATATTCTCAAGAACAAATCGCAATGGTAGCAGTATCATCTGCTGATGCATTGATTGAACAGTTAAAAAAACCAGTCTTTAATACTCCCACAGAAACTCCGAGTATTATTCAGGAGGGATAGATGCTATCACTTATTTTTGTACTATTTAACGGAGTAACTACTGAGACACCTAAAATATCTCATCCTATTATCTTGAAGGTATCTCCGCTTCAGTGCGAGATGCCGCCCAAATGGTTAGAAGATTATTTTAAGACGGCACATATAACTAATTGTCTAGAGTATATTCGACCAGAAACAACGAAACCAACTGTACAACCTGTGCCGTGGAAATAATTAACATGATCACAACGCCTGACCATGATTATGAACTTTGGGAACGGTATGTTAAGTGGAGTGAGGGACATGGAGTTAGTCCATATACTACGACATCTAGTAGTTGGGGAGATTGGGGAGATTATATCCTCCCACAAGGTAATACAGCCCCAGAACCTCACACTCAAGGGCCAAAATGTGAGTGTGGAATAACTAAAACAATGGGCCAAGCCTTTGATAAGTTGCCCGACTATCATTCAGACTGGTGCCCTTGTAGCAAGCTGCCTAAAATACCTTTAACTGAAAAGGAAAAATAGTGGACATCTCTAATATCTTAAACGCGATCGATAGCCTAGCCCCGTGTATTGGTTTTGATAAGTTACTCTCTCAGAGCAACAAAGATCAAGGCGATACATCACAAAGAGTCGGCGCACTGTTTACACTGCTTTCGGTATTGGAGAGTGAAGTCCTTGAGAAAAGAATTACTGAACAACATGCTACATATGACGCGGCGATGGTAAGACTGCAAACAGAGCCAGGGGTATGGCATAGATCAAATGATCCAGCGTATTGGGGATATAACCCACGGTTCATGAGTCGGGATCAGCTAAGTGTTATTAAGATTGCCCTCTGCATGAGAGGCGATTCAATGCGCATGTGGGATACATTTAAGAAGGCTGCGGGGCGGTTCTTTTTCCATCAAAACTATAAAGTTGATGGGCCGCAGAATCAAGAACTTGGATATAAGTTTCCCGATATAATGGCCCCCAGCGAGTGGGGAGTATTTGCTAGAGGATTACTGGGCCCCCTCTCCTATCTAGTCACTTATATAACTGATTTAGCTTTCTTTGTTGATCTAGCTGTTAGAAAAAACCATCCCTGGGACTACGACAATATGCTGGCTCTAAACTTAATTCTTGCATATAGCAAACGCCCTACATTGTGGTCAAAAATCGCTATGAAGAAATATCTTACAATTATGCCCGAAGTATTAGAACGCCTTGCAAACTACCATCTAGATATAGATGGGCGCGCTGGATGCCCGCCACTTTATTATTTATTTAAAGCCGCATTGGAGAAAATACAAGATGAGTCTAGATAAGACAGTTGCAATATTAGCAAGCGATAGTTACCTTCCTAGATTGAAAGTATGTATTGATAATATTCGAAAACATTCTCCAGACATCCCAATCAACATTTTATATTTTGGGGATAGAGAAGAGATTTGCGGATACAGTGATCATTTAATTGTTACTTCTAGTACTAGGTTAGAGGTATTTAAGGATATCTTTGCAGCTAGGCCAGCTTATATGATCCAGTTACTTCGTCAAGGATATAATTCAGTACTACATATTGGCGCAGATGTAATTTTTTATAGCCCTGTAGAGGAGATATTTGAAAAGTATAGTCAATATGATGCGGCTGGAAGTCCACATATTCTTACGCCTATACCGTATGATGGAACAGTGCCATCTAATGAGCAGATTCATTTGACGGGACAGCTTAACTCAGACTTCATGTTGTGGAATTATACAAAGTCAACATTGGAATTTCTGAAGTGGCAACATAACGAGTTGAAGAGAAGCAATGAAGACGCCCCAAGCAGGGGCCAGTTCTTTGATCAAGTATATCTATCATTTGCACCATATTTTATAGAGAACTTTCATATTATGCGTGATACAGATCAGAACGTAGCCTATTATAATTTACATGAAAGAGATATTGAGGCGGCGAAGTCCATCCAGTATAGTGGCTACTCTTTAAGAGAGCGAAGTCGCCTTTCAAGGTACATGCGTAGACTCTCTGATTTTACGATAGAAACGGTTAAACGGGCCATCTCTTACGGAGATGCGATAGAGGATGCAGGTGAAAAACTGTAAAGGACATGCCGTTATTCCGGCTGCAGGTCTAGGAACGCGCATGGGATCGCCGATTAACGGAAAAGAGATGCTCAGAGATGGGGTTACTGGCGAGCGTTTGATAGATTGGCCTATCAAATTAGCATTTGATAATGGTCTTATTCCTATTATAGGCATTTCTGCAAATAAGATAGCACTTCGGACCTATATAAATTCGAAGTATCCTAAGGCGAGAGTAGTCGTAACGCCCCAACAAGGCGAATGGCCCAATACAGTGTTAGCCATGTCAAAATACTGGCATAAAACTTGTAACATTTTGATCCTACCGGACACTAGATTCGACAAAGAGTCGTTTATAAATCTGTTAGATCAAGCATCTGAAGTGGGCTTTGCAGTACATAGAGTCAAGGATGCCTCTAAATATGGGATGGTAAAACAGTTCAACGACAGAGTTTTTACTTCAGAAAAACCAAGTCCAAAGGCTGCTGGGGAGCTGGCTTGGGGACTTATACGATGGAATTCTATTGAAGCAGGATTGCAGATATTTAATGCATATAAGATTAGAGGCAACTGGACTCGGCTATTGACAAGCAATGTAAACTTTGTTAGACTGAATTGGTTTATTGATATAACTAGAAATGGGAAAATTTTGGATTGGTTACCGTAGATACACGGTAAAAGAAAATGTTATTTATGTAAGGAGTTTTAGGAAAATGCGACGTATTGGATATAAAAAGGCCGCAGCAGTTTTGATTTTGGTAGGCCTAGCTATGATATCGTATGGTTTATTTGGAAAAGTAATGCGACCAAATAACTATTATTCTTCATTTACTCCTCCAGCTACACTAAGTTTTATGGATAAGTCACGAATGGCTGTATTGAGATTTGATACAGAAGTGGGACGTGGAAGCGCCACGCATGTTAAAAATGGAGTTGCACTAACGGCCGCCCACGTCTGCCACATGCTTGATAATATTCCAGAGCATGCAGGAACCTTGTTGGATTACGAGGGAAATAACTTACCAATTCTTGAGTATCAGGTTTATCCCGACAATAATGTTGATTTGTGTATTATTAAATTTGTTCCTATTTCATACATTCCTGAAACGCCCCTTGCCCCTCTTGAAGAGACAGTACTTCAAACTAAAGTATTTATTCCATCCTTTGCGGGCGGTGTAAATTACAGTATTAGAAGCGGAGTAGTTTTAACTCGAGAACTAGTGCAAATGGGTTTCGAACAGATTTTGGATGTAAATATCACGGATGCAATTGCAGAACCTGGAGCCTCTGGCTCTGGCGCTGTAAATTCTAAAGGTGAAATGATTGGTATTACTATATTAAAAGTCGGAAACAATCGTAGTGGACTGACTCCTCTCAAGTATTTGCACGAAATTATCAACAACTCTAAATTGGGCCATGAGACAAGATAATGACAAAAAGCCTGTAAAGTGCTTAGACATTCTTTTTAAAAAAGGCGGGTTAGGCGACTCCGTGGCCCGCCTCCCGGCAGTTCATTATATTTTAGTTAAAAATCCACATATAAAAAAAGCCAGATTATTTCTACAAGATTATTTTGTAGATATGGCTAAGTTATTATTAAAGCCACACATGAATAGTAAGCGGCTTAGGATTTATGGATACAGTGAGATGGAGGCGCAGTTAAAGGCGCGCCCTAGTAAGCATGGGGTAATGACTGATACAGAACACCATAACACACTGCACACGCATTTAACAGATCATGCGTTTCACACACTAGCCAATACAATGCCAGCGGATACACAATGGAAGTCATATTTAAGCATTGATCGACGCCCATATAGAACTAAACATAAGGTAGGCACAAATTATGTTGTTGTTACATGCGGATTCACGGCCCCCAATAGAGAGTGGCCATCCTCTCATATAAATAAAGTAGTTGACTGGTTAGTAGAGCAGGGCATTACTCCTGTCTTTTTGGGAAAAACTGAAAATGTTTTCTGGGGAGATGCGAGCACTCAAGGATGGTTTAGAGAAGATATCAATTTTGATAAGGGCATCAATCTAATAGACAAAACTACTCTACCAGAGGCGGCTAGAATCATGCAGCAAGCTAGGGCCGTAATAGGACTAGACAACGGACTCCTACATCTAGCTGCCTGTACTGACGTTCCAATCGTAGCCTTATACACTACAGTAGCCAAAGAACATAGAATGCCGTATAGATATGGGACGCTTGGATATAGAGTGTACCCTATTGAACCGCCTCCTACACTACCTTGCCGCCTATGTCAAACTCAAATGACGTTTGTTTATGAGTTCGATTTTAGGCATTGTTATTATAACGACTATAAATGCTTGCATTCAATTACAGTCGAAGATACAATTAAAGGTATAAAAGAGGTGCTAACATGGCCATCGCGCTGAGTCCAATATCGTTGCAAAGGCTCAAAACTTGTGATCCTAGACTTATCCAATTGATGGAAGCTGTCCATGCAAGACAGCCTATATCTGTTTTATGTGGACATAGAACACAGGCTGAACAAGATGCGGCGTTCTTTGCAAAGAAAAGTAAGGTTAAATTTCCGGGAAGTAAACATAATGCGCTGCCAGCATTAGCTGTAGATATATGCCCCATTAAAGCCAATTGGAATGATAAACAACAATTTATTGATCTGAGCGTAATTGTTAAAGAAGAGGCCGCTAAATTAGGCCTAAGTATTAAATGGGGCGGGGATTTTAAATCCTTCTTTGACGGCCCCCATTATGAGTTGGTTTAGGAGAGAATATGGCATATCTAATAGCAGCTATCTTGCTTGTAGGACTTGGTTGGATTTTACGTGTATTTTTTCTAAACAAGCAGATTACAAATCTGAAACAGGAGGTAGTAGATGCTCACACTGAAAATGTCAAAGCTGAGGCCGATTATGAGTCAAGTAAAAAAAGGGTTCTTGATATTATTGCTGCTCGTAAGCGCGATAAGGGCGGAAGCTCAAACTAATTGTAAAGAATTAGAGGCAGCTTGCATAGATGTAATACAGGCTGCGGATAAGGCTATAAAGCAAAAGAATGCCGAAATAGACCTTCAACGCAGTTTAATCGAGAAGCAGGATGAAAAAATTGCAATCTTGGAGTCTCAGAAAAATGATCCAATAAAATCTGGGTTGACGGGAGCCCTGATCGGGATTATCATAATTTCTATAGTGCAAGGACAATATGGAAAATAATAATATTATACCGTTCAATAAAAAAGGTTGGTGCGCATTCTGTCATTCGGCAGTCTGTACATGTACCACCGCCACATTAAAGCAGCAGGTAGCCGCCTTAATGGCTACTTTAAAAGAGAAGAATGATCAGATAGTCCTACAAAAGACAGACATTCTGAACTTAAAGACAGATTTGGCCAGATCTAGAATCGGATTGATTAAGATCAGTTTTGAATATCCTAATGCCGCCCCGTTAAAACAATTTAATAATGCTGGAGATGTTGAAGAGGTCCCACTTCAAAAGTATATAAATGATCTACTAAACGGGATGTCTAGTTTATGACTATGGAGTTAGTAACTGCCATTTTGATGGGCGTTATACCGCACAAAGAAATTCCTGTAATGGATCAGATTACGGCAGCTACTATAGAGGCGCAGAACAAGTACGGAATTGAGGCGGAATTGCTTTTAGCCATGATCAAGACAGAAAGTAACTTTAACCCCAAGGCAGTTGGCAGCGCCAAGGAAGTTGGACTATTACAGATCCACCCTAAATACCATAAAACAACTACGTTTGATATAAGATCTAATATATCGCAGGGCGCGGTGTATCTCTCCACTTTTAAAGAAAAATGTCAAAAAAGGTATGCAACTGCTTGGTTTATTTGTTATAATGTAGGTCCAAACAAGGTTATTAAAAACCCTAAACAATTTGCGTACTACAAAAAGGTAAAGGCTTTTTATGTCGAAGCGAAAAAGATCAAGAACCTATATGCTGGACGGGCCACTATTCCCGGTCAAGGTTCGATTCGTCTCGCAAAAATATCTCAATAGAATAGCCGCGTCTAAAAATGAGACGGTTTCAGGTTGTTATGTCTCAAGCGAGAATTTAATCTATATTGCAGATGAATTGTCTGCCGATGTAAAGAACCATGTATTAGGACACGAACTATACCACGCCTTTATAGAACATACTCAACAATTAAAGAGTGAAGAGGACCAAGCCGACGCCTTCGGAGGAATGCTTATGAGACTACTGGGGGATATTAGTCTTATATCATTATTGAAGTGAGTCTAGCTACTAGCGTCATTATGGGCATATGCTTACATACACAAGCCCCATACGACGGATGCAGGGCACTAGAGGCATCGTTAAAGGGACAACTTTCAGAGGGATACCAAAAAGTAAACGACTTTGAATCAAAGGTGATTAAAGACATTCCAGAGACACTGCGACTAGCTGCCCAAATTTACATAGCAATTGATACCAAAACGGTCTATTTTACCCTGTATTCTAAGAGTTTCTGATAGTTAGGCGCGGTATAATGTAGTTATGGCGACTACAAACGGCCCTGATATTATTATTGGTATTGATCCTGGAACAGGTATCTCCTCCCCGACAGGCTTTGCAGTTGTAAATACGACTACTAGAGAAATATTATATGCTGGCAATATTACGACCAATCGAAAAGAACTTGCGCATCGCATAAAACAAATCTCCGATATTTTTGAAAAAACTGTATTAGACATTGCAGCTACATACCCGGACGCCACCATCACTTGTTATATTGAACAATTTGTAATGCGGGGAAAGGGCGGCGAAACTCTACAGCGCCTTGTAGGCAGTTTGCTGGGCCGCATCCCCTATGATTTAGGTGTGGAATATATACAAAATAGCACTGTAAAATCTGTTATTGCTGGACACGGACAAGCTGATAAAGTCTCTGTTGCTAGGGGGTTAGAGGGGCATTTCTTGACAAATGCTGAATCTCATGGTCTAATTAAGGAACTCGTTATTAAAGGCGAGTTTGATATATTAGATGCACTAGCAATAGGGGTTACTGGATGGGCAACAAAGCCAAGAATAGTAAAAAGAAGCAGGACAACGGCCCAGTAACTATTTATTATGAAAGTAGATTTGATTATAGCGAAATCGCAGCTATTGTAAGAGATTCGTTTATTCAGTCCATAGAAGATGGCGAGGCGGTAGGCGGATTGCCATCCTCAGATGATATTGATCTAGAAAACTTTGCGCACTATATTTCCCAAGGATTTGTCCCCTCAGCAGTAAATGAATTTATGAAAACACAATTTGGTAAAGGTTTAATCCTAGGGGCCTATCTAGAACATATGATGAATTCTGCACTAGCTGAAGAACAAGAGGCCCTAAATGAGGATTATGTATGAACTCGAATGCCAAAAATGCGGCGCGACGGAAGCCCTTGAATCCCCTGGAGACAGACCAGATAGTCGATGCGAACGATGCGGAGGCGGTCCTGTCGAATTCACGGGTAAGGTACAGAGGCGGAAAACGTCTGAGAGTAGCGGACGAGGTGCGCGCAATTCGGAAGCAGAAACGACTGGCAAAATTTCATCTGAAAAACAAGAGTAAGAAAGGACCAAAAGTAGCTCTACCCTCAGCTAAGGAAAGCCCAGTTTTTAATAAGTTTGTAAAATGGTTTGTCGAGCCCCTATTTTCCAAGGGCCATTTTCCGTCTTTGCCTGCGACAGAAAAGTTAGATATTCTTTTTAATACCCATACTAGAGATATAGTTCCGGCTGTGGTTTGTAAATATATCAAGATGCCTGGAAATGTCTGGACTGAAGATGGCGGCCTATTCCGGCCCCCCACAGTTTCTGAGGCCAATTTCCCTGTAGGCACTCCAGTCTTTGTGCGTATAGATGACATGATGCCCAATAGAATCGATATAGAAAGTTGTGAGAAACCTGGACTGGTTTTTTGGTTGACTTCTGATCAATATAAAACTATTATTGATTCATTGAAGGAAATATTAGGATGCAATTATCGTCTAGATCCCCCGAATCAAATACGGAACGCCGACGGAACTTACTCGCAATTGATATCGAAACCCGATGCGGAGTAGTTAACTGTTCGGATACTAACTGTGATCATGCTTTAAGTCATACAACAAATGACATAACGGTAATTGCAGCAGTATCAGACTCACAAAAATTCGTATTTAGGGGTCCCCGCAAAATACAACAACTACAAGAACTTTTAACTTCTGAATCTTATGAACTAACTTTTCATAATGGAAAATTTGACTTAAGGACGCTAATAGCGCACGGTCTACAAGTTGATTTGAATACTTGGACTGAGGACTCGCTTCTCCTGGCCTTTGCTCTACAAGAAAAGATTTCCGATTCCTGGCTTGTTGAGTATGAAGCAAAGCGTACAGAACTTAATAAATCTAGAAAAGGATTACAACATAGAACGGCGTCTCATCACTCACTGAAAACTCTCGCCCCGTATTTTCTAGATGTTAGTCCATTTTGGGAGCCAGAAGCAGGCCATGACGATGATGAATATGTATTGAAAGACGCTCAATATACTTTAGAACTTACTAAGTTACTTGAACTAAAGTTAAAGCAACAAGGGCATAAGAGCTACACCTTTTATAAAACTAAACTAATGTCTTGGGTTAAAACATTGCTCTATATGGAACTTGCAGGCATTACTATAGATATATTAGCCCTAAAGAATATGTGGCTTACCGATGAACAAATATTAACAATGCTAAATGAAAAAATAAGTACACAATGGGAAAAGTATTTTAAAGCATACCGAGAAAAGCAGCGCGCCGAGATTCATGAGCGTTACCTAGTAATGCGCACTAAGCGAGAACAGGAGGGAACGTGGACAACAAAGACTGCTGAAATGTATAAACGTAATGAAGCTAACGCAATTAGTAAAATTGAAGATCTAAACCTAGATTCTCCAGTGCAATTGAAATGGCTTCTAACAGAATGTTTAGGACTACCTGCAATAGATATCAATGGAGACGAGTCTACTAATAGAGAAACACTGCAGCGCCTGGCCCTACAAAATAAAGATATTGATAGTTTAGTTCAGTACAGAAAAAAGAAAAAGTTGTTAAGTTCTTTTTATCCTGATTATATGAGTAGGGCGCATATTGATAGTTCTGGACTACATCGCATTCATACTAATTTTAATATTACTGGAGCTAGAACTGGCCGCCTAAGCTCATCAAGCCCGAATCTACAGCAAGTTCCAGGTGAATTGCACCAGCTATTTGTAGCAGCCCCTGGGAATGTTTTTATCACTCGAGATTTGTCAGCAATTGAGCCTACTATTTTGGCTTATTACTCTGAAGATCCGCAGCTAGCTGCCTTGATGATCAGCGGCGGAGATTTTCATGGCACCAATGCGGCCACAATGTTTGATCTTGATTGCGATCCAAAAGAAGTAAAAACTAAATACCCACTTGAACGACGAATCGCTAAAACAGTTGGTCTTGCTGTTCTTTACGGAGCGGGGGCGCAGAGAGTGCTTCAGACACTTAAACAAGCCGATGTACATACTTTCTCATTGGCAGACTGCAAGGACCTAGTGAATAGACTTCGAAAGTTTTATTCAGGGGTATGGGAATTTAAGCGGCAACTAGACGCAGAACTCGAGAGTGGGGCAATCCTGTACAATCTAATGGATAGACCATTTAAGATACAAAACCCAGAAGACGTATACATGAAGGGCCTCAATACACTAATCCAGGGTTCAGCTAGTGATTTAATGCAGCAGGCAGCCTCTGACGTGAGGGCTCTTGGATATGAGCCACGTCTTATAGTACACGATGAGCTAGTTGTAGAGGTATCTAAGGATTCTGCTGCTAAAGCTGAGCAAGATATAGTTCAAGAAATGACTAAATTTAAGTTAATGACTAAATACGGACTCATTCCCATCAAAACTGAAGGAAAGGTGGCTGAGACATGGAGCAAATAAACGAAGAGATCGCAGATAGATATGTTCTAGCTGTGGAAGCCCTTATCGCATCAATTGTAGACAATGATCAAGAAATTATTGCCCTATATTCTACAGCGGCACAATCGGGAGCCCTTACAGAAGAGCAGTGTGAAGATTTAGTTTTAAAAATTACAGAACGCAAGATCCGAGTTATGGGAGATTTTGTAGAGTCGAGACGACAATGCCTGATATAAGCTTAGTATTATTTATAATGTTAGCAGTATTCGGAATAGTTCCTTTGATAGGTTTATTTGTAATTGTTGGAGCAATCGCCATGACTTTTACAGAGTTCCTAGACTGGTCAGATAAAAAAGTGACAGCCTATAAAAATAAAGGAAATACTAGTGGAAAACGGAAATAAGTTTGATTCAGGAAAGCCGCCAATCTCACTAATTCCTGGTGCTGCGATCATGCAAACTGCGACTGTTCTTGGATATGGCGCTAAAAAGTATGATGCACACAACTTTAAGGGCGGCATTAAATATTCGCGCTTACTAGATGCAGCGCTTAGACATATAATTGCGTGGAGTGAGGGGCAAGATTTAGATGAAGAATCAAAACATTCGCATTTAGCCCACGCCTCTGCTACTATAGCGATGTTGATATGGATGGCAGAAAACAGACCAGATCTTGATGACCGATATAAACCAGAAAGAAAATCCTCCAATGAATAAAATACTAGGGCCTGATTTTAGTTATACTGACGCTCTCAATCAACTGACTACAGAGCATTTACAGAAGCTTAGGGACGCCGGTGAAGAGTTCCAGAAAAGCCCACTTAGACCAAGTTCTGCCGGGAAGTGTGAACGAGAATTAGCATATGAATTTACAGAATTCTTAAAGATCGCTACCTATGAAAAGGATCTTCACAGCCCAGATTTGCACCGGCTTTTTGGTCTGGGGCACTCAGTCGAATATCATGTACTAAATGAGCTTCGAGCCCGATTCAAAGAAATTGGGGCCTCCATTAGATACCAGCAGCAGAGTCTTAGTTTCCTACATCTAAAAAATGAAACACAAGATATCTGGGTTGAGGGCTCTATAGACTTTGTAATTTGGTCAGATAAATTCAAGGCAATTGGTGATGTTAAAAGTAAAAAAGAAAAGTTTAGTTCCTATCGTTCATCTTCGTGGGAGGAGGACAGTGAGAAGTATTCAAAACTAAAAACACTACAAAAAATAGGTGAAGATGCTTATTATGCAGACGATACTCCAGCATTCTTAAAGGAATTAAATGATCCGTTTCTTGCTATGAACGTGTATCAATTAAACCTATATGCAAATAATGCATTTATTCTAGAGCGCGGCATTGATCATTGCGTATTATTATACTATTCTAAAAATACTTCACGAGTTAGAGAATTGCGATTTAGACCTAGCAAGGAACTTCACGATTACGTATTAACCAAGTTCAAGACAGTATTTGACCTTGTAACAGCTGGAAAACTCACTGAGACTAAGCAAGAATTCCAGCTAGGCAGTATTAAATGCGCCTTCTGTTCATATAAAAAAGTTTGTAGAGGAGATGATGATCCACTTAGAACATATTTTAAAAGCCTGTCCCCAAAGGCATGGCCCAAAAATACAGATCGTATGGGCTCTATTGGAGAACAACTTGAAGAGATGTTCAGTGAATTCTCTCAAGTAACTGATCAAGTTTCTCACATTGAAATTATTGAACAGGCAATCATTGAAGTATTGAATCGAGAGCGTGTTAATAAGGTAAAACTTAACAATGGCGATATTTATGAAGTTAAATTATATAAGAGCCCGAAAGAGCACTTTAGATTAAAAAGGAGTAAGATGTGAGCAAGATCCAATTGAGCAATCCTGAATATATGCAACTAGCTCGACTAATAAGCAGACTGGCTAAAATGCGCTCCCATTTGTCTAAAGCCGAGATGGGAAAAGGCAATAATGCACTAGTTAAAGAGATCAGTAATAAGATTTCTCCCTTAACAGCTGAAGCAGAGACTCACGATATTTTTCTAAAAAGACAGCATCTTAGATTTTTAGAGGATATGATGCTAGAAGCTATTGCAGTACTTAGAAATAAGGTAATTCCAGAATATGAAAAGAATGGACCACAGGACCGCAGTAAATATATTGAGGCGGCTAAATCTGTAGCAGATCTTTATGCGTCTATTCTAGGAAAGGTTGAGGACGCTTTATGACATTATTAACATTTACCCATGCAAATCTACACACCCCTGTAGAAGTAGTAAAAGAGCAAATATTTAGTTTTTACTATAGTGGAACGCACAAATGCGTACTACTTTTGGCTGTTGGCGGTGCAATGATTCCAGTATCTGAATCTGTAGAGAGTGTGCATGAAAAAATTAAAGCAAACACCCCTCCGAAGGTATAAGCAGGGTAAAGGTAAGGCCAAGAGGCGTGGGGTAGCGTTCACACTTTCCTACAAGAAATATCTAACCAAGCTTAAACAGGGCTGCTTTTATTGTGGGGCCGATACTCTTAATCAATCTTCTGGCATTGGCTTAGACCGCCTAAATCCAAGATATGGTTATACAGATAAGAATACAACTGCATGCTGCGGCCCCTGCAATACATTGAAGTCCAATCAACTTACTGCCGAAGAGACTAAAATGGTAGTTGACTTTATCAGAAGTATTAGATATATTAAAGATAACAAGCCCGTATGGAAAAATACGTGGAAAAGGAGTAAATAATGGGTTTCGAAAATGTAGATAAGAAAATTAGTTTTAAAAAACTTTCAGAACTGTCTGAAGGGGAGTCATTGACTGGATATCTTACGGCAATCCAAGACTCAACTAAGATTGAAGGAGCTAAGAACCTAATTATGCGAGTTGCTGGCGAGCCCGTGGTAGTAGGCGCCTCTGGAAACTTGAAGTATCTTATCAAAGACAATAAGCTGGCTCTTAATGTTAATACTCGCATCACTCGTGAAGCCGATATAAAAATCAAAGGCAAGACATCTTTTCGCTTTAAAGTTGAACAAGACTTGTCAGATGTAGTAATGGGAAGTTCTGCAGCATCGTCTGAAATGCAATCTACTCAAGTTGAGACTAAAGGCATTGCTGAAAAATTGAAATCATTGAGAGGCTAACATGTCTAATAATTCAGGAGGGGGAGGCTCTCCCGAGATTCTAGGCATCTCTTTGTACGAGTATTTAGTGCTCGTGGCAAATACTATGATTGCAAAGAAGCATCCTGATATTGGATATTTAGACGCAGAGACTCCTCTCTCAGTTATTTATGCAAGAATGCGCAAAGAGGGCTGTCAAATTACGACAAAAGAACTTGAGGCCCTTCTTTGGGGATGCGTAATGACAGATGAGAAAAATCTATTCTGGCATCCTGAGAGTTCTGATTTTCAAGACTTTTTATTTAAGTTACTGAATGCGCGAAAAGTACAGAAGGCATTCAACCCAGTTTACTGTTACATCACAGAAAAGGCAAAGCGCGGGCGGCCTAAAAATGAAAAAACTTAGACGGCTTGGAGATGTAACTTTAGACTTAGAGCAAGTATTGGATGAGATGACCACTGATCATGATCTACAGTGGGGAGAAGTACTACATCTAGTGCATGCTTGGCTCTCAATTCACGCCCCTGGAAGTAGAGAAGAGTATCTATCTGGAGGTCATCCAGAATTTTTTTATGGCTATAAACCAAAGGATGATAAAAATGGAAAGTAATTCAATCTTCGATAAAATAGGTGGACGCAAGTTTGTAATGGCGATAGTAGTGATTATTGTCGCCGCCCTCATAGACGCACTCGGTAAGAATGGCCTAAGTACTAATATGATTGCGATTCTCGGCACTGTATACGCCACATTCTCAGCTAGTAATGCTTTTGTTACTAGCAAAGCCCAGCAGCTAGCTGCCCCAACTGGCGAAGAGCCACAGCAGGTCCCGCCACCCCCGCCACCAGCTCAACCTGAGGCGCCTGTTCAACCTCAAGGCCCCACAGTACAAGATATCATGCCAGGCCTCACAAATGCCCTAAATACGGTAGGCAGTGAAATTCAGTCAATGAAAGATCAGTACGTACAGACTACACAGCAACTTAATACGCTCCAAAAGGCTGTAGTTAAGCTTATGCAGCAACAGGGCCCCCAATAATTACAAATTTGTAACTTGCAATTATGACCTAGATTTTATATTCTAGATCCATGAAGTTGCAAATCCAAAACTATATCGAATCTAAAGTAAATGCCTGGAGTGAAACTACTTTACGGTCTGAGTTTAATAGACTTAGGGCCGTAACTCCTTATCTACATCTTTCAGCCGAAGAATTTTATACGGCACTAAGATCTCAGTATAGCCCCTATTCCCTTAAAACCCTCATGCTCCGCGCCTCCAAGTTCAAAGAATTTTATGGAGACTATTCTTATAAAGCCTTCATGCAGACTAATGCTCGCCTCTTTAAATATGTCTACATATCTAAACCAGTAAATTCTACTTTTGAGGCAGCTCGTACCAAGATCGCACTAATTCAAGATCCGGAAGTGAGAAAGATTGCAAATCTTATGCTGTCTACAGGCATGCGGATTCATGAGGCCCTGAAGTACGACGGCTCTGGTCAGGTGATTGGTAAGGGCGGAAAGCCTCGCAGGATTTACTCTCGTGAGACAGCTAGCAGCCAGCTGACTTATCTACAAGTGTACCGGGCAATGAAGTCGGTAGGACTCAAGCCGCACGATCTTAGGAAACTGGCAGCTAGCAAGCTGGCAGCTAGCGGGCTGGCTGAAGCGGATCTCATGGAAGTCATGGGCTGGAGCAGTATCCAGACAGCTAGTCGATATCTACAACCAATGTTAGAAGATAAATTAAAAAACAAAATAGAGGAGGCCCTCAATGGGTAGAACACTGTATCGATCTAATGGATTTTTCTATGAGCCAGCACCTAAAGTACGGTATGTATTAACTAGTATTTTGCAGTTAGCTAAGATGGGCGAGGACCTTACCATCATTGATACAAAGACTAAAGAAGATGTAACCGGGGAAGTACTGCTGCGGGCTATTTATCACGATAGTCGAAATCAAACATATCCAATCCCAAAGGCCCTTGCATATGACATCCTTATGAATTATAATGGAAATATTGCAGAATTTTTGGCAAAAAAGCACAAGGATTACGGACCAGGAAAGATGAAAAGGGCAAAGAAAAACAAGAAACCAATATCTATTAAACCTAAAGTTCTAGATCCTGTTGTAGCAGCTCTGCGACTCGCTGCGGGGGCAGTAGATGTATAAAAGACTAGATCCAACTTATATAGTGCAAATCTGGTATTCTGCTCGACATAATCAACTATATCTTGTGTATCATGATTTTATGAGTATAGATTATAAAGATTACTGTTATTTATTCGGGGCAGTAGAACCAGATACTGCGATAATTATATCTATAAATCGAGTATACAATCTGTTGCAAGAACAAGAATGTCAGTTTATAGACTCCTATGAAGCTCCCGGACTCGCCGCCCATAAATACATGTCACTTTTAGATGACAGCCCAAGGTTCTATAGACCTGCTATAGTTTATAGCGAGGAGCGCGATATTCTGGCTATTGGAGAGTTTGATGATCTGCGATTTATATTAGAAAACAACGGACATTTTAAATCCTACCCCTCCTTATATGCAGCAAAACTGGATGGATGGGAAATTATAGGAGGTCTTAATGATTAGAAAAGAAGGAACTAAATATGTATTATACTCTCATGATGGGAAAAAGAAACTTGGAACCTTTTCAACAAAGAAAGAGGCCCAAGCGCGTGAACAACAAATCAACTATTTCAAACATGTCCTAAAAGGAGGCAAATAATGGAGCAACAGAAACCAGAATACCTAGAGAAATTTAAGGAGGCTGCTAGTAGCTTCCAGTTATTCGGAAATAAGATCCTAGTTGAGCGCATGGAATTGGGCGAGGTTCGCACTGCTGGAGGACTGATTGTAGCAGATACTTCCAGTGTTCGATCTGATTTACGTATGCAAAAACCCCATCTAGGAGTTGTGCTTGCAGTAGGTCCAGGGTATTATGATGCAGATGAAAACAAGTATCAACCGCTCGATGTACAGCCAGGAAATATTGTAATCATTAGTTCTGTTGGGATTCAGTACTATAGTTTACTTCCAGGATCTTCTAGCTATAATAGCAACAAAGTTGGAATTACAACTGAAAGCGATGTGCAAATGCGCTTTGCTGATTTAGAGGCCTTCAATAACTACTCCAAGATAATGAGTTCTAACAATGGTTAGCGATATCTTACCACCAGATTATCCTAAGTTTGTAGTCTCAGATCTTCTAACTTCAGAGGATATCGTAGACATTCAAGAAGCTGCTTTGTACGCATGGAAAAATGACATGAAGTCCACGATGGCTCAAATCTATATTCAAGCCACAATTGATCAGTTAGCCCGAAAACGCCTTATAAATTCCTGCCAGAATAGCGACAAATGACACAAATGAAATAGCTCCATGAGCAATGAAAATTTGCTTGTGGAGATACTCAACTTCGGTTTCTATAACCGCAGTTCTTCTCATGTGCTCTTTTAGATCTACTTTCATAGCTGACTGATCTTGCTTGATAACTGACAAATCTTCATGCATTTTCAAAAGAAGTTGTTCCATCAACTCATCGTTTTTCATCTACTCGCCCCGCACCTTTCCCATTCCGTAGTCTATTAAAGACTGTTTTGTAGACTCTGCAAAAGCTGGAGCCTGTACTATAGTTTCTGCCCATTTTCCCAATAGTTCGGGACTGTTGGACATTTGCTTTAGTTGCATAGGTGTAAGTTTAGATACAAAGTTTTTAGCTGCAAGCGAAGATGTGACGAGAGACTTTATCATTCTAGGAGAAGTAGCTGCAGCCAATCCCGCCCCGGTCGCCGCCGCTGCCGGACTTCCCATAATAGCGCCAGTAATACTTCCCGTAGAAAGGGCCTGTGACAAGGCTCCTGGTCGCGTAAACGGAATCCAACCACGGGCAGCGTCGTTAATCTTTATAGCATGGCCCATATTAGCGATTGCCTGCCCCTGGTCGCCACCATATTTTGAGATAATATCTAGAGCAGAATCAAAAGAAGTTTTCTGAGTTACATTAGTACCGGATTTAGATACAATTTGTTTGTATGCTGATTCAAAGGGCTGCGAAGAACCTTGTTTATTTGCTTGAAATACAGCGCGACTGAGGAAACTAGTCTCTGTCATAATTTTATGATAAGTCTCGTTCAGAGTATTATACAGATTCGAACTCATCTGACCTGAATGCGCATCCATCACGGGTTTCGATAAATCAAATCGCTTCATAATATGCTCATCAAAAGCAGATTTAATTGCTCCAAGGGCCCTCTGTGCTGGAGCCAGCGCCTGATCATCTGCTGACTCTTTTAATCGCATAGTCAGATCACCGAAGATTTTCTTAAACTTTAATACTTGCATTGCGCCTGCAGATCCACTGGCTTCTTTAATTGAATTTAAAATCTTCAGCTGATTAACAAGTTCGTCGATGACCTCACGAGAACCTTTATCCATTAAGAAGTCGCTTACTTGTCCAGTCTCGGCAGCTAGCTGCCTTAACTCCTGTTCAGAGTATGCCTGGAATACGCCATTAGGATTCATTCTCCCAACCCCCATAGAGACTAGTTGAGATTCTAATTTAGATTGTAATTCCTTAAAACCAGGTTTGAAGCCGTCATCAACATTCTGAATAACTTGCTTAGACATTGAGTCGTACATATTACTGATTGCGCCGCGAATTTGTCTAGCAATTGTAGAAACTTTGCTAACACTATCACTAACAAGATTGTTCACAACATCGTCAGCATTTTGCGCCCCAAGGCCTGCCGCCTTCATTGCTGCAGTAACCTCGTCAGGATTTTGTATAAGAGTGTTAACACTTCTAGTGCCTGCGCCTGAAAGAGATCCAAGAACATTCTTCATAGCCTCTGGAATGGCTTTTCCAATAACCTTGGCGCCCTTTCTTAGCCCGTCAGCAATCATGCTTATGCCTGGCTTAACTCCTGCTGCTACATATGTACCGCCGAAGTTAATGAGGGTTTCTATAGCTATGTCTTTAAGCTGTTCTTCAGGCTGAGCCTCATAGGTTCCAACTAGTCGACCTAAAGATGTCTCACCAGCTGCGAGGGCTGCGCCAACAGCTGCAGAGGTTCCAGCTTGTGCAAGTAGTGAAGTTCCACCAGTTACAGAAGCTAATCCAACAGCAGCGCCAATTTGTGCGACTGTCTTAGCAGCAATAGGAGCCAATTCAGTAACGTCTTTTACTAACTCCTTTGTTTTCTCCCACGGGTTTCCATCACCAAGTCCTGAAGGATCTACTTGATGCCATAACTTTGAAGTTTTATCTTGTACTAATAAGTCCCCACTTTTAGATCGGGTAACTGCGCCGTAATTTTCACGCAAAAATTTAATCTTTCCAGATTCGTTTCCTACTGAGAGGCGCGCTCGATCCTCAACTGATATAGGGGAACTGTTTATAGCAGTCTCAGGAGAGAGGCCATTAGCGTAACTTGGTAGTATATCACCACCAGCAAAATCTGCTTCTGAAAATACCCTACCCTGTGATACAGGGGCTGGTGAAGGGCTCATTGGCATGAAGTCTGATTCAGAATAGATTTTTCCCATTTAGTCCACACTTTCCCATTGGCCCTGAGCATTTTGACGAACTTTGACAAGTGTCCCATCTTGAAGTCTACGGACTTGTACATCTTGCGGCGCTGCAGTTTTAATTTGCGAACCAGCAGACTGTACTCCTGCTCTAGTAGACGAATATTCTGAAACGGTTTTGCGCATCCGCTTTAGTTGCTCAAGTACTTTAGCCTTATCAGCTGTTACACCTAAATCTACTAGGTATTTTTGCGCGGCGGCAACTTCTCCCTCTCTTGCAACTGAGGAAGGATCTACTAACTTAGCATATGTTATTGCTAATTGATATGGAATAGCATCAAGGGCTGCGGCGTCTTCGGTGTTTCCTAAACGACTTTCCCATGTTCCAGAACGCTCTACTGCAGAACCTAGCTCATCTATAAATTTATTAGCCATTTGCACATTAGTGCTGAAGGCTACGTCTTCTGGTCGCAGGTCTTTTGCCTTTGTGCCTGACTTAATCATGTCGCGCGCAACTTCAAACTGATTAGCAACTCTCAGTTTCTCTAAATCATTAGCATGTTGCATCATGATAAGACTCTTCTGTTTTTGTTCGCGCTGCTTCATGATATCGCCAGCAACTTGTTGATATTGCTGATTACCTGAAAGTTGGCCCTCTAATTGTAATTGCTCTGCTGATCCAAAGTTCTGTGGAGCAACGGCTCTAAATGCCTGTTCTACTTGCGCCGCATTTGCACCAACTCCAGTAAGTCTTAGGGCCAAATTATTACCAAGATTTTGCAACGCCTGACGCTTCTGCGCCTCATCGGATATCTGTGCATTGATCTGATTCATATGCTGAGACGCTCCCTCAACTGCATTAGAAACGGCAGCTTGCTGCACACTTCCCTGAAACATTTGAAAAGCCTTCAATAAATCATCCACTGATTACCTCCCAAATTGGGGAATGCCCCAAGACATATCTAAACCTGGTTGTTGGTATGCTGGTCCTGATTTTTGTAAATATGCTGGAATGCTAGGAGATACTACAGCAGCAGGGGCCCCAAATACTTGAGTTGCCGCTCTAAATGGATTAACGGGGGCTACCTTGCTAGCTGGTTGACTAGCTGCTGAAGCAGAACTTGGCATTGATGGAGACGGGGCTCCGCTATTAAATAAATTTCCTAATTGCATAAAACTAGATGCTCCACCAAGGGCTCCTGTAATACCGCCTAACAGTCCTCCACCGCCCTCTACAGATCTAGAAGCAGTTCCTGCTCTAAACTGTTGACCTTGAGCTTGTAATTGACTTCCAAGACCTATAAGGGCCTGTCTATTAGCCATTGCCTGAGAAGCTAATTGAGATCGCACGTCAGCTAGCTGCCCGGTAAACTGAAGTCGCTGCATAGGTAAGTTCTGCGCAAAGTCTGATACAAATGCAGACTGTTGAGCTCCGAGTCGTTCTTGTGCTTGCATTCGTTCTTGAGAGAGTTTTGCTTGTAGAATAGGATCGTTAACTGGCCGACCTAATTGCGCTGAGAGCTGGGCAACTCGCTGCTGCTGTTGTTCGAACTGCTGATTGATTGCAGTTTGTTGTGGGGCGAATGCGGATGTAGCAAAACCCTGTGCTGTAGCAAAGTCTTGCTGAGAGGGTAGAAACCCTCCTTGTGCATATTGTGCAAGTAAATCGCCTAGACTGCGTTGCGCACCAAGCCCTGCAGTTACATCCTGCTGATTTGCGCCAGCATTTATTAACTGTTGTAGGATCGGTAAATTACTTACAACTGCCTGTTCTCCGGCTAGTTCACTAGCTGAGGGAGGAGCTAATTGTACTGACTGAGATTGGCCCTGTTTTTGAGAGCCAGCTAAAAACCCTAACGCGGCTCCAGCCGCAGGTAACATCCAAGCTGCCATCTACAGCCTCCTTTCAATATTATATACTAATTACGTAGGGATAACCCAAAAAACTTCTAAATAACCATTGCCGCCAGTTCCACCAGCAGCGCCTGAATCAGATCCGCCAGCTAGACCACCGCCGCCACCGCCGCCACCTGATCCGTAAGATCCAGAAGATCCAGCAGATACGTTTCCATTCCCGCCAGCACCACCAGCAGCAAATGAGGAGGCTCCGCCACCGCCACCGCCATTTCCAGCAGATACGTTAGATCCTGCAGCGCCTCCAGCAAATTGGATTACGCGATCCCCAGAAGACGAGGAGCCGCCAGTTCCGCCACCTGTTCTATGTACACCATTATAATGACCAGATGAAGCCCCGGCCTGTCCTGAACTATCTACGACTCCGCCAGAACCTGCCCCGCCACCAGGGATTGTGAGTAGGGAGCCGAAAGTTGTAGATGAGCCCGCAGAACCCGCGCTTCCGTTGGAGTTAACGCCTCCGCCAGCTCCGCCAGCTCCACCTGCTCCAATAACTACGGCATAACCTGTAGATTCGGTAACAATGACTGGAGTAAGGACAGCGACCGAACCTCCGCCGCCACCTCCGCCGCCGCCATGAGAGGTGTTCTTACCTGCTCCACCGCCACCTCCGCCGCCGCCGCCTACCGCATATACAAGGGCCGCAGTTACGCCAGCTGGAGATGTCCAAGTTCCATTAGCGGTAAATATTTGAGACTGAATTGTGGCCTTTGCACCTGCTGCTAATTTTGCAGTAGTGATAGCGGCGTCATTGATTTTTGCAGTAGTTACATTTGAATCAAGTATTTTCGCAGTTGTTACTGAGTCAGTAGCCAACTTCGCTGCAGTCACATTAGCATCTAAAATCTTTGCAGTCGTTACTGAATCAGAGGCTAATTTTGCTGCCGTTACTGCCGAACTTGCTAGTTTTGCAGTAGAAATAGATGCGTCAATAAGTTTGTCAGATGCAGTAATACCACTATTCTGAATATTGTCATCATTTAGTTTTGTCGTATTGATAAAAGTCTCAACGTCATCAATAATTGCATCTAGGTCAGAGGCTAATAATACATCACCATCTGCATATTCGCGTCTAATATCAATTTGAGACATATTTATTCTCCTGATTCATTTGTAGAGCCGCCTTCTTGTGAGAAGTCAGCAGTTTCATATTCTATAGCAAATCCGTATATATCAACCTGTTCACCAGTGCCTGTTTGTTCTATATCTATTGTAACACCGTGACCATATCCGTCGAAGGCTACCGCATGGGGAACAAAGGGCCGATCAGTTCCTAATATAGACTGACCTAGTACAAAGTCTGTTCCTAGTATATCCCCATTTGCAGTATTTGAGAAGCCTAAAGACTGTTCGGAAAAGGCGTCAATTTTAACCCTGACAGAGAAACTGTAGCTGCTCTTAGGTCTAAAAAACAGGATTAGTCGTTTGAATGCCTTCAACGAAATGGGACTATTATCGGGATATATAATCCCAGTTTTTATTCTATATCTAATGGCCGTAGTTCCATAATCAGTATATGTATTATTATTAACTCTTATAATCTTTCCAGATTGAGTTCCAATAAGCATTCTTAGTTTATTAGACATCAGAGCTGTAGCTACACACTGCGCACTAATTTCCGGCCATCTATACCACTCTTTCAACTGTGTATTATACAACCACACAGTATCCTGGCGAGTAGTTTGGGTTTCAGCGACTGAGAAGGCAATCGAGTTGATGCCTGGGAGGTAAGTTGCTTGAGTATAGGCCAAGCGACTTGGTTCCCAGTCATTAAAACTAGGTTGAATCTTAGATGATACAAAGGAGCCTTCTAAGTCGCCGAAGTTAGCGGTAGTAGTCAGGTTATGGACGCCCTTATTAGATACATAGAAGATATCTTGTTGATCTACAGGACAGATACTAGAGTGATTTTCGATACCGAGGGCGGTAGATACTTCTGTAACTACAAAATTTTCTGGCGAATCTCCAGTAATTCTATATAACTTTGTTCGTTTAGAAACAAAAAGAGAGCCTTTGAACGGGAATATTCCAGTGATGCCGTCAGGATCTCCGTCCCCAGGTCTAATATCAATTGCTCCAGAATCACTAGTTCCACCCCAATCAGAGAGACTGCCTGTTGCTGAATACTCTATTCGGTGCGGACTTGCTTTGTTATTGCACCAGATGCGAGAGAGCCAGATAGCTCCCATAGAAGCGTCTGGGGCCGTTGCTGCTAAATCTGATTGTGTAGAGCCTGACCACTTGATGGGAACATTCCCAGTCCGCGTATTAAAAATAACTAAACTATTATTAAATACTAAACTATTAACTTTTACAGAGGTTCCTACTCTAGAAGTTATAGAACCTGTACAGGCCTGACGCTTTCCTGAATCACTGTAGTAATACGCCATAGGTTGACTAGTTACACCAACTATTTGTTGTACCTGAGCGCCGCCTGAGTTATACCAGAAGTCAGTCAAATGTACTAGAGGGTAAGTTCGAGTAAGTGTAATAGTCGAGGTGGCTGTAGTACTTTCAGAGAGAGAGCCCACTCCTGTATATGTTAAAGTTGTACCACTAACGCCAGTAATAACAAAAGTTCCATTATAACTAGCAATTTCAGTAGCGTGAGTCCCGGCCACTGTAATAGATTCTCCTACGGAAAGTTTTTCTGTAGCAGAGGGAGTTAAGGTAGATGCGAATGTAATCGTCCTGGTCGTTCCCGAGGAGGCTCGGTGTGTGACTGCTGGAACATCTGAATTAGCATCCCAGTCTTCGAATCCCTCACGCTTTCTTTTTATTCCAGAGGATAGGAGCGTTACATTATCACAAATAGTAAGATCTTGAGGAGGCAGGACGCCCGACTCAACAGAGGTATTTATTCCCCCAATCCAAGGTATTTGCTGATAGATTTGTGAACGTCTTGCCATAATCCCCTCGTTAAGTCATTTCAAAACAAAGTGACATATCTGTTGCATCAACTGTTCCACCGGGCCTAATATCTACTATGTCTCCAGCAACGCAATATAACATTCCACAAAAGGTAGCCTCACCGTTTGAATCTAAATTACCTGCAAGAGAATATAAACTTGCATTTTTATAGATACTCAGTGTAGTTGCAGAGGAGGCAGATGCAAGGGCTCCGAATACTTTTACCAAACCAGCTCTCGGAACAGTATATCTACCAGTGCTGGCATTATATCCACCATGTGAGTCATAACTGACTGTTGGAACAATAATAGGATTTCCACTAGTTGCACTGGCTGGATTTCCAAGAATAACAGCTCCAACTTTTTCACTCGCTGCGATCTGTGCTGGACCAGATAATCTCTCAAAGCATAGTGTCATTGAAGTAGCATCTACTGTTCCGCCAGGCCTAACGTCAATGATATCTCCAGCAACGCAACTAACAAGTCCGGTAAATGTTGCCTCACCATTTGAATCTAAACTTCCAATCAAGGCGCCAGCTACTGCATTCTTATAAATACTCAAAGTTGTAGCAGCAGATGCGGATGCGAGAGCCCCAGAGACGCGGTAGATACCTGCCATCTGACATGTATAACGGCCTGTTGATGCATTATAACTGCCGTGAGTATCGAAACTTACCGTGGGCACTATGATGGGGTTTCCACTTGTTGCAGAGGCTGGATCTCCGGTAATACATGCCGCAACTACTCGAGTATCTGCTGAGTCACTTAGTACTTGTGAAGTTGACCAGCCAGTAATCGGAAATCTTGCTGTAATTACAACTGTATCTCCCGCACTTAAAACAGCATCACCATTAGTTATTGTTAATGGGTTTTTGGCAGAACTGTGTGCTGCCGCGCCTCCAAAATATACCAAATTACCTGTAGCAGTGTTAATCAGAGTCGGAAATAAGCTATACTCGGTCGCCGCGCCCTTTACTAACCATCCAACAGACCTTACTCCAGTATTGAATGGATTCGGTGTAATACTATTCGGGAGTGACATGCTTAGCGGAACTGCTGTCGGAGTTCCAGCAACCATTTTTACATCAAGTTCTACATCTGTTCCTACTCGTCTCCATCGTCCATAAGTTATAGTTGGAGAACCTGCTCCCACAAATGTAGGTGTATAAGATATCCAATCAGTCGCAACGCTTCCATATAATTTAGCCTGAGGACCAAATACCATATCGTCCATCTTCATGGTGTATGCAGTGGCTGTAGAAGTCGCAACATGGAAACCTATTCGGATACTAGCAGTTGAGGATGAGGTTTGTAACTCAGCAAAAAACCGATCAGAACCTAATGAGTGATTAAGTATAGAATAGGGAGTAGATTGTATTAAGACCGAATTAGTCACATCATACGCATAAAATACTAGATCACCAGAGGCATAGGTACCTGATGCGATAGCGTAGTTCATTGAAAAAGCTAATACCTTACCGCGATCACTAACATCCAATGAGATAGTCGCAGACCAGCCAGATCCTTGTCTATTATTTGCAGTATGTGTAAATAAGATCGAAGACGTTCCGGTGAGGGGGCTGGAGGCGCTTGCTGCAAATGTTAAGTCGGCATTAGGTGAACCGCCAGTCATGTCTACTGGGATACTAGCTGCTGCGTCCGCGTAAGCAGTAAACCCAGTTACAGAGGCTCCATCAAAAACTGATTGTAGATAGTTCTTTCCAGAACCGCCTGATCCTAATTGTGTTTCAACACTACTGCTGTCTAATGTATAATATTTGCCGTCAGACTTTGGATATATTTTCATGTAACCAGAGGCTGGGGCTGATGGGGTGGCCGTATGCGCCTGAGTTATTTCATTAGTTACTGTAGGAGAAGTGAGGGTACCAGATGTAGAGGCTACTTTATTACCTAGTTGTGTTTGGATGGCGCTGGTTACTCCACTTACATAACCGAGTTCAGTGGATGTGACAGAGGAGGCTGCCAACTCCCCAGAAGCTCCAGTTGCAAGAGCTCTAGAGGCAGTTAATCCAGAAGTAATAGTCCCGCTGAATGTAGGAGATGCCAGTGTCTTATTACTTAAACTCTGCGCCTCATCGGTATTAACTACAGTCCTAGAGGAGCCGTTATAGTATTTAACTGTATCAGACGTGCTATCATAAACGATATCACCTTTGGCGGTAGGTGATGCACTCGCAACAGGCTCTATATTTAGAGATTTTTTTACTTTAAAACTATCATTTGCCATGCTTCATTCTCCGCAGGTTCTATGTATATTATATCATTCCTAAGCTAAATGCTTCCTTACAGTAAACTTCATGGTTGCCGCTGTTCCAGTGCTAGTTGTAGTATAAAGAAGGCGCATATTAGACGAATTAACGTCCGCCGTGAAGGTAACTCCAGTTGTTCCAATAGACGCCACGGCTCCCTGTGCTATTGCTGTACTAGTTCCGTCGGACGCTAAATTTATAATTCCCTTTTCAATAATTGCAGCACCTCTAGTTATAGAATATTCAATGGTCGCTACATTAAATGATGCAACGGCCCAACTACAGCCAGTTACTAATGTTGCTACCGCAGTATTATCAGCAAGTGTGGCCGATGCGAGCGGCTCTGCATCATCCAAGAAAGTTAATTCTGTTGAAGTTATCGCAGATTCAACTAATAAACCAGAACTATCAGTTACTTCTACCCGTGACACAGTGCCAGCAGCAATCTTGGTCTTTGCGATTGCAGCAGAAGCTGATACATTGGCATTTACGATATTTGATACAGTATTATAGGCTGAGTCGATAGTTTTATTAGTAAGGATCTGAGAATCAGAAGTTCCAACTATATCTCCAGTAGTTCCGTGTGTTGTAGTATCAATTATATGCGCATCAAAAGCGGCGCCATCTGCAGATATATCTCGTCCATCAATAGTTATCCCAGAATTTACAGTTATATTTCCAGAAACTGTAGCTCCATTTATTGTAGGATTCTCAAGGTAACTGGGCGATGTATAACTAGATTGTCCTCCGCCTGATAGTGCTCCGCGACCGAATGGAGATATTCTGCCTGCGCGTTTTGCTAGAATATACCGACTCTCTGGCTCTAGACGCGGCTTGTCCATAGAGTCTTGGATCTTTCCCATCATTCTAGCTAACTTGGCATCAAACAGTTGCCGATTGCGCATGGCCTCTTCAGGATTGCGCCCAATACTTCCCCAAGCTAAGCTGAGGGCTCCATAGAATAAAACAATACGGTCTTCGATAGGCATTAGGGGCTCATCACCCGCAACATCAAGCGCCGCTGCTTCTTTCATGTAGTCTACTTTAATCAGTGTCTTATATTGTGAGATTGAAGGATATACTTTTAATTGTCGATATCGATCAGATTCAGCTTCAGAGTCTCCAGTAGACGGATCAAAGAAGTCAGCAGTTGCATAATGCTGCGGTCTAGATTCAGCTTTTGGATCTTGTGCGACAACTTGTCGAAATTCTTGCAAACCACGAGACATCATCTTATCTCGATTATGATCATGCCATACATCTACTGTTTCTCGTAGATCCGTGGGGAGGGCCACAGAATCGGACCAAATCTTATAGTTGGCTGCGGTATTTAATTCTGTATTAAACGGCCGATCAATAGTCACTGTAGTAGATAGGGCAGTGTGTGCTGTTATTCTGTAGATCTCATTCTTGCCATCTATAGAGAAGAAGTAGTTTAAAAAACTTCCAGAATCTCCATAACTAGATGAGGGGGCCGTAGAAAGAGTTACAGTTGTAGAGAGGGGCGTTACACTAACAGTTCCCGCTCCGTAATACTCATTATGAGTTACAGTAGTATGCCCATATAGCCACCACCAGCGCGCGGCCGGTATAACTTCATCAAGATACATCATGTTGATCATGCGCTTGATTCTATTTAGCGTGGTAGTATCGGTACTTTGTACCTTTAACTCTTCTAAGACGGCGGTGTAAATATCACTGAAGTCTGTTAATTTATAAGCGGCCATTAAGAGCCTCCACTAGTAGTTAGGACAAGGGTAAGGTGGCAGTTGGCACTTATCGCAGAGCAATAGATGCCAGTATTAAAAACTAATGGGTTTCTAGAGAAGTCTAACATGACTGTTTCATCTGCTACAGCAGATTTAATAATTAACTTAACAGGCGTTGAACCACTAGTATTGTCGATAAGAGTAACAGAGTCAGCAGCTGCATCGGAAGTAAATAACAAGTAGGCCACCTTAGCTCTGCCTGTGATCATCAATCCGGTAGAATTTATATAGGCCGATCCACTTTGATAAACAACTGCCATTTAGCCGCTCCTGACTTCTATTATATCATTATTAGCAAATAAATAGATTGTCTAGTCAGCTTCTAAGTATATGTAAACCTTGGCATGATTAGTAACAGCTACATGGAAGCCATCACAAACTGCTTCTATAGGATCTACAGATAAATTTGCAGTTCCAGACTCCTGCCATACGGGGGCCCCTTCGCCAGACGTTCCTTGGGTAATAACCGCAGTACCAGAAGCGTTTCCAATATACTTTACAGCGCAAATTTTTACATGACTACTATATGTATAACCTGTAGTATCAACATAAATTACATTTCCACTATATGAATTTGCCATTCTTTAATCTCCTTAAAAAATAGGGGGCAACAACTTTACTTGTTTACCCCCGTAGAGAGTTCTGTATAATCCTTTATACATCTTAACTCTGTATAATGCAATAACTCCAACTTGCAGTAGAACCTGTAAGTGAACTAGTGTGCAAGTTTGTGATTCTAACCTTTACAGTGTTAGCTGCAGAAACCCACGCTGCTACAATTCCTACTCCTGTTTCCATTGAAGCATTCAGGGGCGTCATGATAACAATGTCACCTGCCGCTGCGCCTGAAATAGTCAAAGAAACGTCTTCTTCAGCAGCAGCTGCTGTTGCAGCGAGCGTAACTGATACAGTTCCTTTTAAAATTTTAGTAAGCAAAGTACCAGACGACGATACTTTAATACCTGCCGCCTGGATGTTACTAGCTGTTGTAGACATAGTGCCTCCTATAGTATCTTATTAGATACCTTGTGTTCCCCAAACTCCATAAGCATGAACTGCACCAACTTGTTCTCTATAACGAGACTTGTAGAGGATGCTGTCGTTTATGAAGCCAACATCTGATCCGCCAGCCTTTGTTTCGATAGGCTTACGAGAGATGATTCGGAGTCCTGTATCCATAGGATCAGCGACCAAGAACCAAGCATCAGAGTCAGTAAGGTGTGGAGAAGAAACAACTTGGAGGCCTTCAGATTTAAGACTGTTCATGTTGTTGTCCATTGAATCAGCTTTCAACTCAGATCCGATAAGTTCCATAGCATATCGCTTCAAACCAGAAGGAACAACGAGTTTCTTAGGAGACATCTTGTAGATGATTCCAGAATCTCCAACAAACTGAGAATCGAAATCTGTCAAAGCTGCATCCAAAGATGTAGCAGACAAGTCAACTTCTGCAGAAGGTCGGTTACGGAAAGTCAGTCCAGAAGGAAGTGTATGTCCAGTATTGCACAAAGACAAACCATCAGCAACTGTAGCAGATCCGAAAGCGTTGTTAAAGATATCCATAGCAGCGATCTCTTGTGATTCACGAGCAGAACGAGCCATCTTTCGGATAGCATCTGCGATGAAATCAAATTTACCATCGTCTACAGCTTCTTCAGAGATAGAAAACCCCAAACCATACTTTACTACAGTAAGGGTCTTGCTAGCACCCTGCTTAGGGCGTGAGAAAGAGTAGTCAGAACCTTCTGATACTGCAGAGAACAGAGGCATATCATGGAGTTCGCTAGATTGATAGATGTCCCGGTCATGTGGAACAACTTTGAAGAGTTGCTCACGTCGAGAGGGGTGCTGTTCGAGTTCTGATCTGAAAAGCTCTTCGAGAGCTGGAAGCATTGAGCTACCAAAAAGATCAGAATAATTGCTGCGCATAAAAACTGGTGCAGTCATGTTTTATTCCTTCCTAATTAAACACCCTCGATTTTGTTACCGAGAGAATGATTGTTGATTTTTACAATAACGTCTACTTTGCTTCCGAAAGCATTGTCAACTGCTTGACCGATGTTAAGGGCGCGGAGAGGCAGAATTGAATCTGTAGCTCCAGTAGAAGAGTCTAGTTGCATTGCACTACGCTTATAAAGAGTAGAAGCAGTTCCAACTGTAATGTTATAGTTAAGAGCCAAGTTAGTTTGCGCTGCGATAGTAGCATCATCTGCCTGGATCAAGAATCTTTGATCAGGGCTGTCTGCAACCATAACTTTTTGGCCAGCACCAGAAGCATAAGTCAACGCAACACCGATTGCAGCTTCACTTGCTGCACAAGGATCACATTGGCCATCGTTCGCAATCTTTACAAGGTCACCGGGATAAATGGTAGAACCAGCTTCATACTCATTAGCTGAAATCAGTTTACCGACAGGGCTAAGGCCCTGGTTTTGATCTTTATTAGCCATTAAAAGCCTCCATAAGATGTTATACAAGTAGGGCAACAGTTGCCCGTACTTAAATTATACACTATCTTTGGAGGCGTACTACTATTCGTTTTCGTCATAACCTTCAGAAATGTTGGCTTTAACCCCAGCACGTCTAAAAGTATCTTTAAGTTCATTAGCAGATTGACGTAAGTGCTGTTTATTTCTATCGTTTTTCATTTTTACGACATTACGACGTTTTGCCGCAATTTCTTTAGATTGAACAGCTAGGATTAGATCTCCACGCCGAACATATCCTTCTGAATCTCGCTGACTAAAAGCATTTTTGCTAACAGTTTCGCTACGATAGGGCGTCCATTGGCGTGGGTCAAACCCGTAGTTTTCTTGCAGCTTCTTAGCATTAACCCAGCGGTATTCTAGATTCTTACTATCCAATTCGGCCTTCAAGGCTGAATCAATAGTAGTCATATCATTAAAGTCATAGTTATCTACTGGCATGCTAGTCGAAAGTTCTTTATCTTGAACTGTAGGCTTAGATTTTGACATTTTTTATTACTCCCATCGAGACCAGTTTTTACGCTGGTTGCGTTGTTTAAGCCGCTCTGCAACTTTCTTATCACTAGGATCAAGGCCCAGCAATTTTGCAAACTCAGCAGTTTTATTATCAATAGCTTGTTGTTCTTTTGAAGATGCCTGTCGACGGCTCTCGCTAGAGGATTGTCCAGACATTGTAAAGTCGTCAGATCCAGACTTTCGTTTGTTCTTAGGCAGTATCCCAAGTTCAGCGGCAGCATCTCTAACTGCTGTTTTATAAGCAATCGGCGAGCTGCGCTCAGCAGCAGACATGGCCTTATATGCTTCGACGGCCTTTTGTGTCAGTTCTGACTGGCTATCAGAAAGCTCTGGATATTCATTAGTGAGTTGGGACAAAATAGCATTAGATTGCTGCTGCTGATTGATTGATTCAGATACGGCGCGCTGCGCTTCTCTGGCAGCCTCTGCTTTAATTTTTGCAGCATATGCTTTTGGATCTTTATAGACAAGTGTCTCTAAATCATCCTCTTGCGCGGGTTGAGATGATTGCTTAGGAGTAAGCATACTCATCAACTCCTCCATACGCTGGGCAAGTTTTTGATTTTCGTTCATTAGTTTTTCCGTTTTACGGTTCATCTCTGCTTGAAGAGACTCCATAGTACGCTGTTTTGATTCAGCTTCAGAATTATCCGCACCAGGCGGCATTGAGCCTTGTTGCTCATTATCTATCGACATAATTTTCCCCTTTTTACATCCTAGGTCAAGGATGAGCTACCTTACGGTATGTCAGCGATCCACAGTAAACTGCTAACCTCGCTTGGTAGTTTGCAGTTTCTTCAAGAATTCTTTCAGAGTCGACACTTTAAGTGACAGCTCTCTTGCCCCTTGATAACGAGCAAGTTCTATAGATAAGTTGTGAACGCTCTCAGACTTGTCCAGTGGAAGGTGGAGCACATTTTTGGCTTGTTGACTGATTAGAGTAGGTAAAACCTTATCAACCAGTATTTTGTAACCTTCGCTATCTGCAAGTTCAAAGAGCGCATCACGCTCATCCATATCTAATTCTACCATGCCTAATTGTACTTCTAACTAGGCACGGTGTCAACATTTATTGTACTGGAGGAGGGGCTGCTTGGAAACCAGCTGCCCCGGTCTGTTCAGACGACATCGCCGCATTACGCTGCATTTGCATTGCATTAGACTGTTGAGCAGCAGCTTGTTGGAGGGCCTGCAGCATCTGAGCAGCTTCTTTTTGTTTTGCAGCCAAAGCAATAGTTTGTTTCTGATCAAATTGGCCCAACAACTCGTCATGGTCAATGATATGTTGCACGTAAGCTACAAACCCTTCTAGATCCTGTTCAGGGCCTAATAGGACATCTACTCCAGCAAGTACTCTATTAGCTATCTCTTCAGGAGTAAACATTCTAGACGCATTTTGCGGCTTCCTAATAAATTTCGAATAATTCTTGACTCCCATTGCCTGTAACAGGTTCTTAATTGCCTCATATCGTTCTTGTGGGGAGATAATACCAAGTTGGATATCAAGAGGACTTCCAGTCATCTGATAGATTTGCTGTGCAGTATCCATCTGGACTTGTTTATTAGAGTTAGCAGAAGAACCTTCTAATTCAAAGTCATACATGCCAACTAATTCAGCCCGTGACTGAACATTAGCCCAATAATTATTTCCATCATCACCAATAAGTCTAAATTGAAGACCGTCTGGCATTTTCTCCTGGACAAGTTCAAACATACCATGGAGTAATTTCTTAAATCCCCGGTTCAGCCGCTTCAGGTAGATATCCAAATTAGTATTTGATTCATTGGCAACAACTCGAGCCCCTGTAGCAGTTCTAGCTGCTCCCTGTGCTCCAAGCACTCCGAGAGATAAGTCAGAAACTGAAGTCATGCGCTCAATCATAGAGTAGAGAGCTTGCTCCTCTTGCATTCCAAAGCTGGTACGGTTTCCTAAATTTGGGAAGTATACATCTGACTGTGGATTATCCAGAGGAATCATGGCCCCTGGCTCCATAGGGATACGCTCTGCAGCCATAGAACTAGAGGCGCGATAGAATCCAAATGGGAGCGTAGATAGTAGGCCGAAGTCTATTCGCATGTTGTGCTGTGTATCGATCTCTTTTGCAAGAGTATAAGTAAGCTCTACTAAACCTACTGGATTAGTAGTATCTGTTCTACGATGAAAGTCAATAACTGCGAACGGGCGGCTAGCTGACTTGCTAACACGCAGTAAGTATGTAGCTCTTAGTTGAGCTCCAGAAGTGGGCGCCACCCAGACAATAAGGTCACTGTTTATTCCGCTTCCGTCTACATCGCGTCGGATATACGACTCTAGTACTCGGTATCTATCAAGACTATTGACATCATCTACTGGTCCAGTCTGACTGATATCTGCGCGCTCTTGTTTCAATGCGCCAGTCATATCTGAAGACATCATGTCCGGGCCGCCCTGAATTACCTCTTTGACGGCTTCGGCATCAAAAATACCACGATCAACAAGTGTCCAGAGCTCGCTAGCTGTAAGGAACTGTTGATGCAATACTGCATCTGCTTTATCTGGATCGCCATCACCGCCAACAATCATTAGATCTTCTGACTGAACAAAATCTACACACGGGCCTTGGAAAAGCGGTATTACGCGCTCTTGCTCCTCCTCCTCAATACGAACAGTAGGGATCATAACCTCATTGCCATTAGCATCTACTTCGTATCTAGGAGCTCCAGGTTTTTGGACTTCTACTACATCAACGAACCGAGAGAACTTTTCATCCCAACGATATTTAACAATACCGCGACCAGATGTAACCCATGCCCATATCCAACGATCTAGAATCTCATCAATTCCTTTATACTCATTTGCCCATTCTTTTGTGGCATAGCGCATAACTTCTTGAACTAGAGGTGCTCGATCCGAGTTGGCTTCTTTTCTAGCAACAACTGTAAATGGAGGATCCATATTCAGGAGGGCTGCATTCATTCGTGAGTGGAAAGTTCTACAAAGAGTATATGCAATTGGTAAGTGCAGAGTACTAGACCAAGCATACGGGGCTGGATAGATCGGCTTTACGAACTCTTCAAACTCAGAGAGCAAATCACGCTGCGTCTTTAAGTACTCCGCTCGATTAGCATTTCCTACATGCCACATCTCAGATATCTGAGCTGCAACTCCCATATCCTTCAGTTTTTTGGCCAGCTTCTTAGGAATTTGATCTTTTAACGACGCTTCTGGGATTTCACCCTCAAGTGTATTTTTACGCCCTTGCTCAATTACATCTTTATCAGCTTGTAAATTCATGTAGTTAGGCCCTTTCAGTACGGTTTAGCGTCCTATTTAAGTATAACACGCTACCAGTCATCGTCGTCAGCGCCCTTCTTAGTCGCCCAACTCTTCTGCATGTAGCCGCCATCTTTAGACTTTCCAGCCCACGG